ATTTGCAAAGCAACACAAAAGGCGACTCCAAACTCAAATGAATAAAACAAGTCGATTTAAAGGGCTTTAAAACGAAAAATTAAACAAACAAGAAAAAGGAAACACAATGTCACAAGTAGAAATCATTCATTTCACAAGAGATGAACGCGGGTCCAAAATAGGATACGTAGATTTTAAGATTACATATACACTAGAAAAAATGGAAGAATATCGAAATTGGGCGATCTTTGTTAGTGATACCAAGAAATGGATAAGCGATCCAAAGGTGAGACGAGACATAAAACAACCAGACGGTAGCATCAAAGAGATATGGAAGTCAATCTACAGCAGAACACCACCCCTTCCAAAAGAGATATATTCTAAGGTTTTGTCACTACTAGAAGAACAATATATTTAAACTATAGCGTAGCAAACTCTACTTGATCTACCCTTTCCGTCTCTTCAATAATTTGGGATGAGAATATTTTATTCTTGATTATTGTGTTATAAATCTCAAGATACGCATCTCTTTCTTTTGTTGTCATCTTTAAATTATCTAACAGCGAATGTAACAACGTTCCTACGAAATAAAGAACATGTTTAGTCGGCGGTCTTTCTTTCTCTAGATAGCTTAGGATTTCTAAGTTGTATTCCTTAAGTATCGCTTCATGGTTTTTCATTTTAATTTCCACATTACCTCTGGGTTAAACATACAAGCTTATGATTTATCCAAATAAACCTCAAATGTTTTAATTTAATTTCTTGCAAATAAATAGGAATGTCTTATTATGCAGTTGGGACTACTTTTAGAAGTGATTAAGATGACGCGAACAATATTGATAGCAGAAGATAAAATTACTGCTCCAGTTGTTGACTTGTTTGATTATATTTATGATGAATATAGTAATCTTGACGAATTAGCAGAGGGTATAGGTGCTAATCTAATTCCATGTGCTTCATCATGGAGGATAGTGGTATTCACCCCTGAATTATTTTATAAATTTAGGGAAGACTTCATAAAAATATACGATGATTTTCCTTTATTAGAAGAATTTGAAGATGTTAGCTATATTGTGTACGTAAGTCTAGATGGTGAATTTAATAACTACAAAGTAGAATATCCGAGCTGGGAAGATATTAGAAATTTTGAAAAACGAATGGAAAAAGATAGTGAAATATGGGAAAAATACAAAAGACAAAAGAGTCAGGAAAACTGATAGAAGTAAAGAGTAAGGGGGGTAGACCGCTCTTGCAATTAGATGAAAGGCAAATCTTTGAACTGGCTAAGCTTCATTGTACGCGGAAAGAAATAGCTGCTGTTATGGATTGTTCAATCGATACATTAGATGGGCGTTTTTCTGCCTTAATGAAGAAAGGACGCGAAAATGGGAGAATGACTCTAAGAAAATATATGTGGAAATCCGCACAAATCGGAAACGTCACAATGCAAATTTGGCTATCAAAACAATTGCTAGATATGCATGAACCTCAGGTAGTTGACATTCGAGAAGAAGCAAAATCAGCATTCAATGAATGGTACGACGAACAGACAAAGAGAGCTGACAATGTTGAATCTAAGCGACAAACAGACACTAACGTTAATTGACTCCAATGCCAGAATTAATATATGGGAAGGAGCGGTTAGATCGGGGAAATCATATGCCTCTTTGATTAGATGGCTACGCTATATCCAAGAAGCACCGTCTGGAAATCTAATAGCTATAGGAAGAACAGCTACCACTATCAAATATAATATTGTAGAGCCAATTTTAGAGCTTGTCCAAGGAGATGCTAAGTATTACATAGGTAAACGCGAACTATTCCTGTGGGGACGTCAAATAAATTTGGTAGGAGCATCCGATGAGAGAGCCGAAAGAATTATAAGAGGATCTACATATTCAGGGGCCTACATCGATGAAGCAACGCTAATACCAGAAAGTTTTTGGGTGATGCTATTATCAAGGTTGTCTAAGCCAAACGCAAAGCTATTTGCAACCACCAACCCTGACTGCCCTTTTCATTGGCTTAAGAAGAACTACATAGACAGAGCTAAAGAGCTTGATCTAAAGCTATGGAAGTTTCAGTTAGACGACAACCCTTCATTGACTTATGACTTTAAGAATAATCTAAAGAGAGAGTATCAAGGGTTGTGGTATGCAAGATATATTGAGGGAAAATGGTGTTTAGCTGAAGGAACCGTGTACGACTTTTTTAATGAAAAAGATCATGTAATTGATGATGTATTACATGCAGCAATATATTACATAGTTGGGGTTGACTATGGAACTACAAATCCAACAGCATTTACTTTAGTAGGTTACAATCCAACTCAATATCCCAACATGTGGGTGGAAAAAGAATATTATTATGATTCAAAAAAACATCATAGACAGAAGACAGATACAGAATATGCCGAGGATTTAAAAAAATTTATAGGAACGAATGTAATCAAGGGAATCTATGTAGATCCATCAGCAGAAAGCTTTAAGGTAGAATGTAGGCGACAACAGATAAGACATATAATAGATGCAAAGAATGATGTATTGGATGGTATTAGATTTGTCTCATCACTGATTGCGAACGGAACGCTAAAGATAACAAAGAGATGTACTAACTTAATACAAGAGTTCCAGAGTTACATCTGGGATTCCAAGAGTCGTAACAGCGGCGTTGACAAGCCATTGAAGGCAAATGACCACGGTCTCGACAGCCTAAAATATAGCGTTTTTAGTCATTTTTCTACTAACTTAGGTGAGGAAGATAGGCTAACAGCTGAGAAGTTGAGAGAAATGAAGAGAAAATTTTTTCAACAATAGGATGTATATGATAACAGCGATATTTTTAGGATTTTTATTTATTAAATTAAAAAAAATTATTTTAAAAAAGGGGTGAATATGGTGTTTGTTTATGAGGACGACGCTAGTCTTCCGTGGTGGAAGATAGCAGAAAAAAAGCGATTATTGGTTGATCCATATGGATGGACAAATATTGAAAGTGAACAACCAGATGCTTGCTCAGAAGTAGTAGTATTCTATGTAGCTAAAGGGGAAGAGGGAACGTGTAATTATAACACTGAGATAATGAATGGGAAGTTTATAGATGCCATAGACTCCCCTATATTATACTGGATAAACAAACCCGAATAAAGATTAGTTAAAAAATACTTTTACAAATTAAGATAAAAGTCTTAGTGTGAAATTAGAGGAAGGAATTATAAATGACAACTAGATTACTGAGCGAAAATTACGTCGATGGCGACCAATCAATATTGAAACAAATGCAAGAATCATTCGATATAAACGCGCAAGCTAACCAGTCCTACTGGCTGGAAGGAACACGAGATGTTCGTTTTAAAGCAGGCGACCAAAACTTGTGGAACGAATTATACACAAACTATCCGGCATTTCAAAAGAAAAAATTCAATTTCAATCGAATTAGAAGAATAGTAAACATGATATGTGGATTTCAACGTAGAAATAGAAAAACAACTATTGCACTTCCCGTTGAAGGATCTGATGAGTTCACGGCAGATCAATTCAGCAGGATACTGAACTGGGTTAACACTTCCTCTAATTTTTACCATACTATTTCCGAAGCATTTGAAGGAGCGGTTACTACGGGAATGAACCTACTTTCTGTTTGGATGGACTATAGGGAAGACCCTATAAACGGAAATATTAGACTAGATAACCTATCTTATAACGGTTTTATGATGGATCAATTCTTTAGGAAGCATGATCTATCCGATGCCAATTTTATATGGATCAGGAAGTATCTATCTAAACCGCAAGCAATATCTCTAATGCCGGAAAGACGCAAAGAGATAATGGAAATGCAGGGAAATAGAAGAGATGATAAGTTTACATTTGAACCGGAGAATTTTAATATAGATAACCCGAACTTATTATCGTATGATGAATATTGGCACTTGGATTATCGGCCTGCGACAATTCTTATAGACGGTCAGAGCGGGGAAACAATGGAATGGAAAGGTTCGAAGGAAAACTTGGAAGGATTTCTAAGTAAATTCCCTCAGATAAGCCCCCAAAAGATTCAGAAACAGACAGTGAAGTTGGCAGTGGTAGTTCAGAACAGAGTAATGTACTACGGGGCAAATCCCTATGCAATTGATAAATATCCCTTTATACCAGTTTTGGGATATTTTGAGCCAGATGTACCCTACTTTGAATGGAAAATCCAAGGGGTGGTTAGATCACTCCGAGATTCGCAATTTTTGTACAATCGTAGAAAGGTCATAGAGTTAGACATTCTAGAATCTCAGATCAATTCAGGAATGAAAGTTATGGAAGGTTCCTTGGTAGATGACAATGACGCATTCATGTCTGGCCAAGGAAGAGCTTTGTTTTTAAAGCAAGACGCCCCATTAGGAATGGATTCCGTACAATCTATACAACCACCCCAAGTGCCTCCCTCAATGATGGAAATGTCAGCAGCGATGGCTAACGAGATTAATGAGATATCGGGAGTTAACGAAGAATTGCTTGGCTCAGCTGACGACGATAAAGCGGGTATATTGAGTATGTTAAGGCAAGGTGCGGGGCTAACTACCTTGCAAACGTTGTTTGACAATTTAGATAGGTCACAGAAGCTTCTCGGCGAACTCAGTATGAGTTTAGTGCAACAAAACTTCTCAGCCGGTAAAGTTCAGCGCATTTTAGGCGAAGAACCAAGTGAACAGTTCTTTGATAAAGCATTCCAGAAATATGATGCTGTTGTAACAGAAGGAGCTCTTACTGAAACACAAAGAAAAGGCGCGTTCATGGCGCTCATGGAAATGCAGAAAATAGGAATTTCTATTCCACCTGATATATTAATAGAAAAAGCTCCAATACCTGAAAAGAAAGATTTAGTTGACGCTATAAAAGCTCAACAGAAACAACAAGCAGAACTACAACAACGACAAGCAGAACTGCAAATGGCTCAAATTAAAGCTCAAATCAATCTAGCCGAGTCCAGGGCCTTAGCGGACCAAGGACTGGGAGTAGAGAGAATTTCTAGAATAGAAGAGAACAAAGCATTAGCTGTAGAAAGAAGAGCGGAAGCGATTAAAGATATGGAAATGGCTAGCCTTGATAAAGCAAGAGCTGCTAAGGAACTTCAAGGAATAGATATTAAACAACTCGAACAATTGGTTGGTATATTAAATACACTTCAGATGCAAGACATGCAAAAAGCTAAACTATTAAGTGATTCTGCACAACCACAGCAAGCAATGAGATAGTAGAATGGGCAAAGCCCCTAATAAACAATGGTATTCTGAGTTTTGTTCTTATCGTACTAAAAAAGAGAAGAGGGAAGCTTATAGATATCTCACCCTATGGAAGAAGTTCTTGATGAAAAAACTTCCTGAAAGGCTTTATTTTAAAGAAGAGAAGTGGAGTGAAACCTATAATCTTACAACTATTACTCTTGAATTCTGTATGGCCAAAGAGAAAAATGATAAAGGACCAAAGAAGGATTCAAAGAAATTAAAGAAGGTTGGAATTAATAAGTTAGAATATGCAGATATTAAGTATGGTATAGATAATTGGGTAGATGCTAAAAAATTCGCCCCCTTTCCCTTTGATTTAGTCAGTATTAAAACCAATAAGAAGACCTTTAATGGGTGGTATACAGGAGCAGAATGGTATGCTATACGATTGAGTGACGGAGAACATGTTTTATGTTGGAAGAGAAGAAAAGAGGTCTACACGTGATAATAATAATAGAACGGAAAAGGAAAAACAAATGAGAAAGCAAAGAAGAAAGCAGAGATGCTTATTTAACCGAATATTGAGAAGGGTAGGATGTTTCTTTTTAAAAAATAGTGGATATTGTGTACCACAAGAACTCCGAGAATGCCCAACTTTTACAAATAACATTACATTAAGAATGCCTAAAGGAAAATACAAAGGTGAACCTCTGATTAAAGTTCCTATTAAATATATAAAATGGCTAGACTTCCACAAGAAGTTCAAAAAAGCTGAGTTTAAACCATTTAGAAAGGTATTTGTGAAACTTGGAATATTAAAATGATTAAAGCAGAATATATCCGTCGTTATAAATGCCCTGTTTGTTTTGTACCTTGGGATGAAACTGAAGAATACGAACAACAAGCATCTATGATTGAAGAAGAAAAAGTAATGGAATCAAAATGGCACACGCTTCAAGAAGAATGTCCTGAAGCTGGAACTTGTATTTTAGTCGATATAAGCGGTTGTAAGATTGGAGCTTTTATACTGATGGAAGTCAGAGAAGGAGAAGGACTAGGTCATATCAAACGATGGATGTATTATAATATCCATGAAAAAGTTAGTGAGTGGTATCTAACTGGGAAATGTCTAGATATATGACTAAATGTGATTGTATTAATTGCCAGATAAAAACAATCATGAAATGTTCTCGTGGGTTTCAAAAGATGATATGGTTGTCTGAACATATATATTTTGGCTCTGCGATAGTTACACAAAATGAAGAAGAACACTCCCTAGTTATAAATGATTTGGCATGTTTATTAAATCTCTAAAATTAATTTGACTTTGGGAATGAACCGATTTATAACCAAGATAACGAGAAATAGAACCAATCAAGCATGAGGTTATTTTAACATGACAGAAAATAAGTGGATACAAAAAGCTATTAATCCACAAAAAAAAGGTAGTTTAAGAAAGTCACTTGGAGTGAAGAAGGGTAAAAATATTCCGGCTAAAGAACTTAAGGCCGCTGCTAAAGGTAAAGGTATCCCAGCAAAGCGTGCAAAATTGGCCGAAACACTAAAATGCTTTAAAAAGAAATAACAATGAAACGAGGAACAAGAAATGAAAAATGATTCAAAATTTATACTGAAAGGTAAAAAGAGTTATCCTGACAAGAATTCTGCTTACTTAGCTGAAAGAGGCTCTCCTATGAAAGGAAACAAGTCTTACAAGGGTGGAGAACCATCCGCATTTTTAGCTGCAAGAGGAGAACCAGAGAAAGGCTCAGTAACATTTAACGATAGCCGGTATAAATAGCCATTTATGGATCGGTCCCCGTTTGTTTTTGAAGTTTTTTTTAATATACTTTTTTTATTTTTAGGGACCGATCAATTTAACCTTAGGTCGAATATAGTTTGCCTTTATCGTAAAATTTTTCTTCTTT